CCTGAAGCTGACCAGCACCAACCCGATCAAGCCCTTGGAGTTCCTGACCATGGATGACATGGACCAGGCTCGATCCCAATACACGGCCAGCGGTAAGCCCAGATTCTTCACGGTGGTGGGTAATCAATTTCGGATTGCACCAACGCCTGATTCGACTTACACGGCTGAGTTGATCTATTTTGCCAAGTTGACAAAGTTGTCAAACAGCGTGACCAGCAATTGGCTTTTGGCATCAAGTCCAGACATCTATTTGTATGGTGCGCTGTTGCAGGCTGCTCCATACTTGCAAGACGATGCGAGAATTCAGACATGGGCCACGCTGTATGAGCGTGCCTTGAATGATTTGAGAACAGCAGACGATAGGGCATCGACATCAGGCGGTGTGCTGCTGACCCGTGCAAAGACTTTTGGATAAGGGCTGGATATGTCATCTTTTACCGACCACACAGAAAACCTGGTGCTGACCTGGCTGCTGACCAGCAGCACGGCCACACGCCCGACAGCTTGGTTTGTTGGCCTGTTCACGGCTGCTCCATCTGACACTGGTGGCGGCACTGAGGTGTCCGGCAACGGCTACGCCCGAGTGGCCACTGGCACGATTAACGTGTCTGGCACAAGCCCTACCAACGCCACCAACGCTGCGGCCATTGAGTTTGCAGCGGCATCTGGCGGCAATTGGGGATCGATTGGCTGGGCGGCCATCTTTGACGCCAGCACGGGCGGCAACATGATCGCCTGGGCGGCATTGACCACTGCACGCACCATCAACGATGGCGATGTGCTGCGCATCCCTGCTGGTGATCTTGACATCACCCTGACATGACATGGCTGCATATGGCCGTGGTCCATATGGCGAGGGTAATTACAGCTACGGCATAAGCCTTGCCTCAGTCACATTCGCAGCCACCAGCACGGTGGCTGTGGACGCAAGACGCATCTGCATAGGTGCGTTTTCTGTTTCTGCATCCAGCACTGCGGCTGCGGCCGCCAACGTGGTCAAGACCGCATCGTTTGCGGTGGCGGCGTCCAGCAGCGCATCAGTGGCTGCGCAGAGGGTGGCTGTGGCGGCTGCTACGGCCTCCAGCGCCAGCAGCATGGCCGCATCTGGCGTGCGGTATGCCATAGGTGCGGCAACGGCTGCATCGGCCTCTGGCGCGTCTGTATCGGCCTTGCGGGTGGCGATTGCCAAGGCGACTGCGGTGGACGAAAGCGCCATGGCGGTGAGCGCCATTCGAGTGCCGCTGATCCAGATCTTGATTGAGAACTTTGCGACCATGACGGTCAGCACCAGCGTGATCGTCAACCAGGCTGTGCTGATTCAGGCGCAGTCGACCATGGCGGTCAATGGGGTGCGCAGGCAAAGTGCTGCAATTGTTTTTGCTGGCGAGTCCGGCATGACGGTGGCGGGTAATTTGAAGTGGGTTCCTGAGGGTGACACGCCTGAAAGCTGGTCGGCTATTTCTGACAACTCAGAAACCTGGACGCCAGTGTCGGACACTTCAGAAACATGGGATGCGATTGCTGACACCAGTGAAACCTGGACACCAATAGCAGATAATTCAGAGACTTGGCAAATTGCCGCATAGGGGTAAAACATGGCAGATTCCACAACGACCAACCTGTTACTGACCAAACCAGAGGTCGGTGCATCGACAGATACCTGGGGGACCAAGCTGAACGCTGACTTGGACACCATTGACGCGCTGTTTGATGCGGGTCCAGTGCTGAAGGTGACAAGGGGCGGCACGGGCATTTCAAGTTTGGGGTCAGGCGTTGCGACATTCTTGGGAACACCAAGCAGCGCAAACCTGCGATCTGCCTTGACTGATGAGACAGGCACAGGCGCTTTGGTGTTTGCCAACAGCCCCACCTTGGTCACTCCGGCTTTGGGTACACCAGCATCGGGCGTGGTCACAAACCTGACCGGCACTGCCTCGATCAACATCAACGGCACTGTGGGCGCGACAACGCCAACCACAGGCGCGTTTACTGATGTGACCACTTCAGGCGCTGTTACGCACAACGGCGGCACAGCCAACGGCGTGGCCTACCTGAACGGCTCCAAAGTCCTGACCACTGGGTCTGCGCTGACGTTTGATGGGACAAATTTGGGTGTAGGTGTTGCATCTCCGGGGCAGTTGATTGATGGAGCCGCTGCTAATCCACGACTTCGTTTTACCGCAACAAGCACAGGCTATGCGGCATCTCAGTTTGCCAACAGTTCTGGTGCTTCTTATTTTGGTCGAGACAACTCTGCTGGCAGCTTCTTTGGTATTGCTAACGGAACAGTCGTTTACAGCAGCAGCAATGACCCTATCGGTTTTTTCTTGGGGACAAACGAACAAGCCCGCCTAACCAGCACAGGTCTGGGTATTGGGACGAGTTCGCCGGGGACAAAGCTGGATGTCAGCGGAATTATCAGATCATCAAACAGCCTCATGCTTGGCACGGCCACTGATGGGTCAACGGGGCAGTTTGCTGTCAGCGGCGGTGATAACTACTTGGACTATGTAGGCAGTTTGGTTTATCGCTCTGGCGCTTCAGCAGAACGTATGCGCTTGACAGCCTCCGGCAACCTCGGCTTGGGGGTTACTCCGAGTGCTTGGATTAGCGCATACAAAGGATTTGAAATTGGAACTACCACTAGTTTGTACGGGCGTACCGACAGCACGATGGAGTTTGCCCTTGCGCTAAACGGCTATCGCGCAAGTTCAGGAAGCTGGATTTACAGAAACAATGGCGAAGCGGCTCGATATGCTCAACTATATGGCAGCCATACATGGAGCGTAGCCCCCTCCGGCACAGCAGGTAACGCTATTAGCTTTACAGATGCGATGACCTTGACAGCGGGTGGAAATCAACTGCTTGGTACTACAAGTGATCCGGGTCACAGGTTGGTTGTTGTGTCCGCAAATAGCGCATCGCAACTTGCCGCACGATTTAACGGAACTGACGGCACGAACAGCGCCGTGCTTGACATTGCTGGCTCTGGCATTGACCCGGTAATTGAGGCTGTCGGTGCGCGTAATTTGATTTTCCGTACCAACAACACCGAACGCGCCCGTATCACTTCGGGCGGGGACTTGCTGGTGGGGGCTACCGCCACTGTTGGCGGCGCAAAATTTTTAGTTGAAGGTTCTGTTGCAGATGATTTGGTTCGTTTCCGCAACACTAACGCATCTCCTTATGGATTGCTTGTAGCTTACACGACAGCGTCACCAAATGGCACTACTAACGGTTTCCTAGAATGTTATGACTCTACAGGTCAGCGAGCAACAATTCGCTCTAACGGAGGCCTTGCCAACTACAGCGCAAACGACGTCAACCTTTCAGACCGCAGAGAAAAAACCAACTTTGCGCCAGCGAAGTCGTACCTTGAAACCATCTGCGCCATCCCGGTTCAGACCTTTAACTACATCGACCAGAACATGGAAGATGACCCCGGCCTGACGCTTGGTGTGGTGGCTCAGGATGTTCAAACTGTTGCGCCTGAGTTGGTCATGGAGTCAAACTGGGGCAGCAAGGATGATCCCAAGATGCGTCTGTCGATCTACCAGACCGATTTGCAATACGCCTTGATGAAGGCTTTGCAAGAACTCAAAGCAGAATTTGATGCCTACAAAGCATCGCACCCTTAACCCCCGAAAGGAATCACCATGACAAACTGGACAATTACCCAAATGGATCGCCTGACCGCTGATGGTTTTGTGGTCACAGTTCACTGGACTGCATCACAGACAGATGGCGATTACAACGCATCGACATACAGCACAGTCAGCTTCACTGAGCAGCCTGGAAGTTCTTACACCCCATATGCAGACTTGACTGAAGTGCAGGTAATTGGATGGGTTAAGGATTCTCTCGGCACTGATGGCGTGGCTGCTGTTGACAGTTCTTTGGCTGCCAACATCGCTGACCAGAAGGCTCCTAAAGTAGCCACAGGCACACCCTGGGGTCAAGCATGAACTTGAACCTCGAACCCAATGAAGTGCAGTTCATCCTGAACGTGCTTGGCGAGATGCCAGCCAAGTCAGGTGTGTGGCCATTGATCGTCAAGATCAAGGAGCAAGCTGATGCCCAGGCTGGTGATGGAGTAAAGGCAGATGTCAACAGTTGACGCAACAGAAGCAAGACTATCTACACATGAGCAACTTTGTGCGCTCAGGTATGACCAGATCAATGCCAGGCTCAAGCGCATAGAGGGCATCATGATGAAGACCGCTGGCATCATGATCCTGTCCATGGCCGGCACGATCTTCTCAGCGATCTGGATACTCAAATGAAAGAGTGGGCAGTCAGCTTCATCGCGGCTGCCCTTCTTGTTGGCATGATCATTTGGTGCGTCAGGGTCTTCATCCTGGTGCTGTCATGAGACTTAAAATTGCCATCGGCATCATTGCCGTTTGGTGGCTTCTTCAGGTCGCCTTGTTTGTATTAAGGGGGCTTGAATGTTGGATCCTGTGAGCGCATTGGCGGCAGTTAACACTGCCGTCAACATGATTAAAAAGGCATCGGCCACTGTGGACAATGTGGCCAGCCTGGGGCCGCTGATCGGCAAATATTTTGACGCCAAGCACACGGCCACCAAAGCTGCCAGAGAGGCCAAGAAGTCCGGCGGCTCCAACATGGGCAAGGCCATCGAGATCGAACTGGCCATCAAGGCCCAAAAGGATTTCGAGGTCGAGTTAAAAAATCTGTTTTTTTCTACCAATAACATGGATGTCTGGAATCAGATCCAAGTTCGTGTGATGGAGATGAACAAAGAGGACCGGGAAGAGGAGCGCAGAGAAGCAGCCCGTGCCGCCAACGCTGCCAAGCGGCGCAAGGAGTTGATCGAGTTGGGCGTGGGCATCACGCTCATCACCGTAATCTGCGTGATCATCCTATGGGGTGTCTTTGCCCTGATCGCTTATTGCGCTGATGTGGGGTGTGGCTGATGTGGACAAGTGGAAAGAAGTCAAAGATGGTTTTGACCAGTGGCTCAAGATTTCCTGCTATCTCGCCCTCATCGGCGTGGGGTTTGACTTGCTCCAGTACTTGCCTGTCTACATCGCAGAGCGAATCATTGAAGCAGCATTGGGGTACTTAGGCATATGAAACACATTGCACTGCTATTGTCACTTTTTGCACTGGTCGGCTGCCTGGAAGATCGATACAGATACCCTTGCCAAAACCCTGACAACTTCCACAAACCAGACTGCCAAAAGCCCAAGTGTTTGTTCACGCAGCAATGCCCTGAGTATTTGGTCGCACCTATCTTGGAGAAGCAAATTGATCAAACTAAACAACCCGCAGACACCAAAACTGACCGCTGAGGAACTGGAAGTCAGGGTATGGGGCTTTGTGGTCGTGATGATCACACTGATCCTGGCTGGCATCGTCTTTGCCCTGCTGTACTCAGTGACCTTTGTGACGCAGCCGATCAAGTCGATGGCGCCCATTGACCAGGCATATACCAAGATGCTCAACGACATCGTGCTGCTGATTGTGGGCGGTATCGGCGGCATTGTTGGCAAGCGTGCAGTCAGTGGCATGACCAGCAAGACGCCACCACCGACCAACTCTGCTGTAGCCACCAACACGGCAGCGCAGACCACCACAGCAGCGCCACAGGCTTATTGCGCCCCATCAACCACGGTGTCGATGCCTGACTTCAACTGGATGGGCTACAAGAATCCAGACCTGGATGAGTCATGGACGCCAGGCCCACCACCGACCACGCCACCAGAGCATCAGGAGCCTGATGAGGACCGTGCAGAGATTGCAGCGGCTCGGAAAGAGGCGACATGACCTCCATACAGCGCACGGGCATTGCAGTGCTGCTGGCGCTGCTGGCGATCTTTGGCATCTACAAATACGGCTACAACAGCGGCTGGGGTGACAGAGATGCCGAGATGCAGGCCGAGATCGCCAAGAAGAATGAAGAGGCGAGAGCCAAAGAGCAAGAGATGGCCAAGGCTGTCGCAGACAAAGAAACCGAACTGAGAAAGGCCAACGATGTTGTCTCTCAAAAGCAAACTGACCTTAATCGCCTCATTGCTTCTGGTAGGGTGCGGATCCCCACCGCAAGTTGCGTACAAGCCACCCCAAATCCCCCCATTGCCGCCAGAGATAGCAACCAAGCGCCAAGCCAACCTGACCGAGCGCCTGACCCAGATCCTGGTCCCAGTGGAGCCAGCGAGGCCGAGCGCCAAACCCTCCAACTGATTGCGCAGATTGCAGCCGATGGGGACAGGGCGATCAACCAATTGAATTCGTGCATAGACGCCTACGACAATATGAGGAACATCATCAATGCTCAACGCTGACCAACTCAAGAAGCTGCACATTGGCCCTCAATGGGTCGATGCGCTCAACGCTACATTCGAGAGATTCAACATCCTGACGCCACGCCAGCAGGCTGCCTTCATCGGCCAGTGTGGCCATGAGAGCGCCAACTTCCGATTGCTGGAAGAGAATCTGAACTACCGGGCGGCAACGCTGCTCAAACTATTTCCCAGAACGCCACGGCGCACCTGGGGCTTTACGCCTGAAGAGGCTGCCGCATATGAACGCCAACCGAAGAAAATTGCAAACCGCATTTACAGCAACCGCATGGGCAATCGGGACGAGGCTTCTGGTGATGGCTTTCGTTTTAGGGGAAGAGGAATTTTGCAGTTGACTGGCTCTGCAAATTATCACCATGCAGGCAAGGCGCTGGGCGTGGACTTCATCATGGAGCCTGACTTAGTTGCCACACCTCAGTATGCTGCCATGACCGCAGGCTGGTTTTGGGACACCCACAAACTGAACGACTTGGCTGAGTCAGGAAACAACCTGGCGCTCACAAAGAAGATCAACGGCGGCACGATTGGCCTGGATGACCGCATCTTGCACACCAACCACGCCCTAGAGGTGTTGGGCGGGTAAAGGTGGAATAATTGCGCCATGGCAAACATCAAACAGCAACTGGAAGTCCCGTCCATACCAAGCCTTGGCTTTGCGCCGGAGGGGTATGAGCGCAGGCATTTCAGCGAAAACTATGGGGCGCTGAACCTGTACTTTCGCAAGATGACCAGTGTGCTGGGTGCATTGTTCGGCCCAATGGGCAGCAAGCACTTGAACACCCCACATGGCGCGTTTCAAGATTCCACCGACCAGACAGCAGCCAACACCACCACCGCCTATGCGGTCAAATTCAACACCACAGATTTCACCAATGGCGTGACCATCGTGAGCGATTCGCGCATGACTGTCAGCGTCAGCGGCCTGTGGAACATTGCCTTTTCTCTCCAGTTCAAGAACACCACCAATGACGGCCAGGATGTGGACATCTGGTTCCGCAAGAACGGTACAAACATTGCCAACAGCAACAGCAAGTTCCACCTGCCTGCCAGGAAATCATCAGGAGATCCAGCCCACTTGGTCGCTGCCATGAATTTCTTTGTGAGTCTGGTCAAGGATGATTATGTGGAGATCATGTGGCGTGTGAGCGATGTTGGCGTGAGTCTTGAGCAATACGGCACAAGCACATCACCGACAAGGCCAGCAATACCGTCTGCCATTGTCACGCTCAGTTTTGTGTCCAACTTATCAACGATATAAGCCATGTACATCCCCATCAAACTTCCACCAGGCATTTATCGCAATGGCACAGAGTACCAGGCTGCTGGCCGCTGGTATGACGCCAACCTAGTGCGCTGGTACGAGAACACCCTGCGCCCTGTTGGCGGCTGGCGCAAGCGGTCAACCCAGCAAGTCACAGGGATGTGCCGAGGCTTCATCAACTGGAGAGACAACAGCGCCACCCGCTGGACAGGCATTGGCACGCACTCCAAGCTGTACGCCATGAGCGAGTCAGGCACGATCAAGGAGATCACGCCAACTGGCTTCACCGCTGGCACGGCCAATGCCATTGTGAAGACGGGTTACGGGTATAGCGATTACGGCAAGTTCAGTTACGGCGTGGCGCGTCCTGACTTGGGCGCAATCACGCCAGCCACCACCTGGAGCATGGACACCTGGGGCGAGTATCTGGTGGCTTGCTCCAACGCCGATGGCAAGCTGTACGAATGGCAGCTTGGCTTTACCACGCCCACCATTGCCGCAGCCATTGCCAACGCGCCAACAAGCAATAAGGCTTTGCTGGTGACTGCCGAGCGCATTCTGTTTGCCCTTGGCGCTGGTGGCAACCCACGCAAAGTGCAGTGGTGCGACCAGGAGAACAACACCCTTTGGACGCCAAGCACAGAGAATCTGGCTGGTGACTACGAACTGGCCACACCTGGCACGCTGCTGGCTGGCAAGCGCGTCAAAGGCATCAACTTGCTGTTTACTGACGTTGACGTCCACACAGCGCAGTATGTGGGTGCGCCATTCGTTTATGGCTTTGAAAAGGCTGGCTCGGGCTGTGGCCTGATCTCGGCTCAGTCAGTGGCTGCCATTGACACTGCGGCCATCTGGATGAGCAAGTCGGGCTTTTGGATTTATGACGGTTACGTCAAGCCACTACCAAGTGACGTCAGCGACTTTGTTTTCAAAAATATCAACCTGAGTCAATCGTCCAAGGTCTATGCCGTGCATAACAGCAAGTATGGCGAGATCTGGTGGTACTACCCCAGCAGCGGCAGCAACGAGAACGACAGCTATGTCACGTTCAACTACCGTGAGAACCATTGGGCCATCGGGTCTTTGGCACGCACGGCTGGCACAGATGCGGGTGTCTTCACCAACCCCATGATGGTGTCCACCGATGGCTATGTGTACGAGCATGAAGTCGGCTTTGCCTATGACGGTGCGGCTGTCTTTGCCGAGTCTGGACCCGTGCAGATTGGCAACGGCGACAACGTGATGGCTGTGCGCCAGGTCGTGCCGGATGAGTCAAACCTGGGCGATGCTGTGGTGTCGTTTACCAGCAGGCTGTATCCCACGGGTGCTGAATCCTCATTCGGCCCCTATTCGGCAGCCAACCCGACCAGCGTGCGCTTTTCGGGCAGGCAGGTCAACATGAAGGTCACTGGAGCCACCCTGGCCGATTGGCGGGTTGGCGTGATGCGGCTTGATGCCGTGCCAATGGGCAAGCGATGAACGACTTGGAGCATCTGGAGAGACTGCGCCACCATGTGGAGGCGGCATTAGAATACTCTGGAGGCACACACCATTTTGATGATGTCATTGAGATGGTCAAGCAGAACAAGTTGCAGGTATGGCCTGCTGTCAATTCTGTGGTGCTGACAGAGATCATTGTCTATCCCAGGCTCAAGAATTTGCATTACTTCTTGGCTGGTGGCGACCTCGATGAACTTGCGCGGATGCGACCGATGATCGAGTCCTGGGGCAAATCGATTGGATGCACCAGGGTGTCATTGGCAGGCCGAAGGGGCTGGGCCAAGACATTTTTGAAGGATGAGGGGTACAGCCCACAGTGGACTGTCCTGGCGAAAGCACTTTAGGAGTTAGACGATGGCAACAGAACAGCAAATTTTGGCATTCTTGCAAACACCAGGCTTGAGCGATCAGCAGATCGCCACCGAGTTGCAGCGCATTGGCGCAACAGCGCAGCAGGTGTCGAACGTCACTGGCGTGCCTGTTGACTTGGTGCAAAGCCGTATTGCTGCTGCAATGCCAGCACCAGTACCAGCAGCGCCAACATTCTCGACTGCTGGCGAGACACAGCTTTTCAACTACTTGCAAACGCCAGGTTTGACAGATGCCCAGATTCGTGCTGAGGTCAATCGTCTTGGCGTGAACGCGCAGCAGGTGTCGGCGATGACGGGCGTGCCTGTTGAACAGGTGCAGTCAAGGCTTGCTGCGCCTACACCTGTTCCAACCCCTGCGCCAACAAGAGCGCCGACACCTGTTCCTACCCCTGCACCAACAGCCGCACCAACCAACGCATCAATATTTGAAAACTGGCTGCGCAGCACACCTGGCTTGACCGATGCGCAGATCTTGGCTGAGATGAATCGCTTGGGCGTCAGCAGCCAGCAAGTTGCAGGCATCACTGGAATGCCACTCAACCAGATCCAAAACAGGGTGAGCAGTCTGCTGCCATTTGAGAATGCCACACAGGGATTCCAGCAGCAGTTTGACAATTACACATCCATCCCAATTGGCGCTCAATTCAACCCTGCTGTGGTTGGTGGGGGTGTATCTCCTTATCGCCAGATCATGAACCAGATGCGCCCAATGGGCAACCCTTACGCCACAGTCCGAAGCGGCTTGGCCATGGGTGGCTATGACCCCACCATCTACGATCCCAATTTGCTGTCAAATTTTGTCAGGCAACGTGCCGCAGAATTAAGAGCCGCTGGACTGCCTGTCCCTTTAGGTTTTGAGGGTGGTGATGATGGATCAGCAGGTGTTGGCGGCGGCACTGGTGGCTCTGGTGATGCTGCTGGCGATGCAGCGGCGGCGGCAGCAGATGCGGCGGCGGCAGCAGACGGAACTGGCGCTGGCCCTGGAACTGGCGCAGGCTGGTACATGGGTGGGTTGATTGATCGTGTTTACGGCAAAAACCCAAGTGGCCCAGATGACGGGCAAATCAATGTGCAAGTTGGCGAGTATGTTGTCAAGAAATCCTCTGTGGACAAGTACGGCAAAGGCTTGTTGGATAAGGTCAATGAAGGCAAGATTCCAGCCAGCAAGATGAAATCACTTTTGGGTTAAGGAGCAGATATGTCAAAAGGCGGAGCACCAGATGTCACGACCAATGCGGTCGATCCAGACATCAAACAGGCATTTCTTGCCAACTTCCAAAACGCTCAGGGTGTTGCAAGCGCATTGCCTGTTCAGCAGTTTGCTGGCCTCAATCCGATGTATCAGGCTGGTGAGGAGGCTTTGGTCAACACGGCCTTGGCTGGCCCAGGCATCAGTGGCACTGACATCGCAGCCCAGATGGCTGCATATGGCGGTGTCTACCAGCCAGCCATGCAGACAGCCAACTTGGCAAACCTTAGCCTTGGTCAAGGTCCAGGGACAATTGGCTCATACATGAACCCATTCACCAGCCAGGTGCGTGCTAACGCCTTGGCTGATCTGGAATCAGCACGCCGAGCAGCCATCCAGCAAACTGGCGAACGCGCAATGCAGGCGCGTGCCTTTGGTGGCTCACGCCAAGGGGTCGCAGAGGCTTTGACCAACGCAGGGTTTGCACGCCAGGCTGGCACGCTCGGCACGCAACTCAACGAGCAAGCATTCAACCAGGCTGTGCAGATGCAGGCCGCAGATTTGGCACGCCAGCAGCAAGCGCAAGCGGCCAACCAGGCGGCAGGCTTGCAGGGTGCTCAATTGCGTTTGGCTGGCGCAGGGCAACTTGGCAGCTTGGCCGCACAACAGCAGGCTTTGCGCCTTGGCGGTGCACAGGCGGTCATGGGTGCTGGTGGTGCGCGTCAGGCTCTGGACCAGCAGCAGATGGATGCGATCCGCAACATTGGCTTGCAGCGTCTGGGCATCGTGCAGTCCTCCTTGGGTGCGCAGCCTGCCAACCTTGGCGGCACTGTGTCCACACCGATGTACAGCAACCCAGCCGCTGGCGCTCTTGGTGGTGCATTGGCTGGAGCGCAACTGGCCAGTATGCCTAGCATGGCTGCCGCTGGCTTGACAGGACCAATTGGTTTAATTGCTGGTGGTTTGCTTGGTGCGATTCGTTAAGGGGTAGAACATGGCACTTGAAATTTTTGGCAACCTGTTGGGTAGCAATACCACCACAGGGCTTGATGCGCTTTTGAATGCTGACCAGCGCCGACTGATGAACCAGCAGGCTAACTTAGCGGCGGCTTCTGCCCTGCTGCAAGCCAGTGGCCCCAGCCGCCAGCGTGTTGGCCTTGGACAAGCCCTTGGCGCTGCCATGCAGGCTGGCCAGCAGGGCTACCAACAAGCCCGTGCCGGGTCTTTGCAAGAGTTGCTGCTGGGTGAGAAGTTGCGGGAAGCGCAGCGTTTGAGTCAATATCAAACGGCACTTTCAGGAGCGCAAACACCAGCGGCGGCAGTTCCAGCAATGGAGCCTTTGTCGCCAGCAATGGCAAGCCTGGTGAGCCAAACTGCGCCAACCAGCACCGCTGGACCAGTTGGCCCAACACTTCAACGAGCAGCCATCATGGATGCCGCGCAAGTTCCACCACCTGCGCCTGCTGCCCCATCCAGAGCAGAGTTGCGATTTGATGAACTCATGCGCAAAGCAGATGTGGCCAACCAATTCAACAGACCTGATGATGCGCAGAAGTTTTTGGATCAGGCTTACAAGATCAAGCCTGTTGAAGAATTCAGCACGACACCACAGTTTGGCGTGAGTCCTCAAGGCACTCCAATTTCTTATGTCTTGAGCAAATCTGGCAGCATGAGGCTGCTTGATGTTCAGCGCAGCCCTGAATTTAACTATCAGGACACTGGCTCATTCATCAGCGTGCGTGACAAGAACACAAACAGAGAACTTGAGCGCATTCCAAAAAGCATGACGCCTGGCGAAGTGGCATCAAACGCCATTGCTCGAGGTCAGCTTGGCGTGGCTCAAGGCAACTTGGCAGTCGCTCAAGCCAACGCTGCACGACCTGAAGTTAAAGAAACTTCAGAAGGATTGATGTATGTGCCAAGGACACCAGGCGCTCAAGCCATGCCCGTCCTCGGGCCAGATGGCAAACCAGTAAAGGGCGCATCTGGCGGCCAGCCAACTGGAGAAGAGCGCAAAGCAGCAACACTGCTGTCAAGGATGCAGCTTGCGCAAACTCAAATGGATCAAGGCTCAAAAGGTATGCCTGGCTTCTTGACTTCTGTAACGCCTCGATTGGCTTTGCCTGAAGAGCGCAAGAAGGTCGAGGATGCGCAGATGGATTTCCTTGATGCGGCACTGACACTTGCAACTGGCGCGGCGTATACAGAGTTCCAGTTGAAGGGTGCAATGCAATCGTATTTCCCCAAGTTTGGCGATTCTGCCGATGTCATTGCAGACAAAGAATTGCGGCGTCAAAATCTGTTGGAAGCTGCAAGACTTTCAGCAGGCCGCATGGGTGGATCAGTTCAAGCATTGCCAGCGACCACTACGCAACAGCGTGGCGGTGCTGGCGGTAATCGCCCTTCTTTGAATAGCATCTTTGGAGTTCAGTAATGTCAGAAATTCAGGACAAGATCAAGCAAGCCAAAAAGGCTGGCTATAAGGATGATGAGATTGTCCAATTTCTGGCGCAGATGCCAGATGTTGGCCAACAGGTCTCCACTGCGCTGGAGAACAACTACAAGCCCAGCGAGATCCTGAAGTTCTTGGGGCAGTCACCTGCTTACCGTGAAGGCACTCAGAGGTCCACCACCCAGCGCGGTGTCATGACTGCATTGCAAGGTCCGACATTTGGTTTTCTGGATGAGTTGGCTGGCGCTGTCACTGCGCCATTTACAGCCATGCAGCAAAACATCCCACTTGGCCAGGCGTATCGGCAGGGCCGTGACATTGTTCGTGGTCAGACAGAATCATTTGAGGCAGAACGACCATTCACTGCTGCTGGTTTGCAGATCGCTGCCAGCGGCCCCATGGCATTGCTGAAAGCGCCAACGGCTATTGGCCGTGCTGTCATGCCAGCCATCACCAGCGCAGCCCCAAGCATTGCACCAACGGTGCAGGCAGCAGGTCGCTATTTGACAGCAGCACCAGCCACTGGTCAGGTCATGGGTTTGGGTCAGCGTGCAGCCCAAGCTGGCGCATCTGGCGCTGGCTACGGTTTTGTCAGCGGCCTTGGCGCATCGACAGCAGAAAACCCATTGGATGTGCTTTCTGATGCGGCCACAAGTGCTGTGTTTGGTGGTGGCTTGGGCGCTGCCACACAGCCAGCAATGGCCGTATTGGGCGCTGGTGGACGCCAAGTTATGGCTCGGGTATCACCAACAGCCGCTGGCACTTACGCCCAGCAAAAAGTTGCTGAGTCACTGATTCGTGATGTGCCACAGGATTTGTCTTCCAGCGCATTGACGATGGCCCAGCGCAGGCTCACAAGGCTTGGCCCAGAAGCACGCATTGCCGATGTTGGCGGTAAGTCCACACGCAACCTACTGGATGTCCAGGCAACACTGCCAGGAACCACAGCAGAGGCTGCGGAGCGTGCTATTCGTGAGCGCCAAGCAACCCGTGCTGGACGCCTGAGAACTGCTGCCGATGAAACACTTGGCACTGGTGGCGCTCAGTTTTTGCAAAAGATTGATGACTTCAGCAACCAGCGGTTTATTGAGTCACGGCCTTATTACGCAGCCATTGACAAGGCGACAGCCAAAGTGGATGACGCTATTGCCGATGTCTTGAATAGGTCGCAAGCTGTGCAGCGAGAAGCCGAACTGTTGCTGAGAACAAAAACAGGGCAGACCATTGATTTGTCCCAACTGCAACCTGGTCAGACAGTGCCAATGAACGTGCTGGATTCGCTGAAGCAGTCTCTTTATGACGCTTCCACCAACCTGCGCAAAAGTGGCAATGCTGCTCAAGCCAATGCATATGACGATGTGCGCCTGAAACTGATTGGCGAACTTGAAAAGCAGTCGCCCAAGATTGGTGGACAGTCTGCATACACCATGGCCATGAAGACATGGGCAGGCCCATCCCAAATGATGGATGCCGCAGAAACTGGCCGAATGGTTATGCGTGGCGACATTCTTGATGTGCAGCAAGCCACCAAGGGCTTATCTCCATCCGAGATTGATGCCTTCCGCATTGGTGCTTTGCAAGCCTTGCGCCAGCAAACTGGCACAGAGGCTGGCCAAACGTCATTGCTCAAGATGTGGAAAGAGCCAGCCACTCAAGACCGACTGAAAGTTGCATTTGGCAATGACTACAAAGCATTTGCGGCAGCCGTGGCCAAAGAGGCAAGGCTCAAGAGTCTTGAGTCCACAGGCCGTGGTTCTCAGTCTGCTGCACGTTTGGCTGGCATGGCCGATCTGGATGTCGCTCCGCTGACCCAAGCAGCAGGCGCTGTTGGATCTGGAAACCTTCCAGCCATCGTGACAGCAGCAGCCAACCTGGCGCGACAAACACAAACCCCAGAGGCTGTGCGAAACGAGATTGGCCGCATCTTGCTGTCGCGTGATCCAAGAGAACTCCAGAAGTTGTCCGAGATCGTGCGACAGGTCAATGCGTCACGCTCCAGGGCGGCAGGTGTTGCAGGCTTTGGTGCTGGCCAGGTTGGTGGTCAGTCCACTGGCCTACTTGACCAATAAGGAGTAAAAGCATGGCTGGATTGCTGGGTGATATTTTTGGCGCTGCCGATGCAACCAAGCGCAGACTGCGCGATGTGGTGGCCAACCCGCTGCTGAGTGCGCAGCAGTTTGTCGGCAACCTCAACGACAGGGCCAGAAACCTCAACGAGATGACAGCAGCCGCTGCGCTTGAGGGCGTGGACTATGGCCCAGCATCCAGGCGCTTAGGTGGCCTGTTGGCTGATGCATATAACCCGATGGGGATCGTTTCCCCAGCAGTTGCTGGAACATTGAGAACTGCCAGATCTTTGCCATCTGATGAATTGTTTCAGCAAGCTGTTGCTGGCACTCCAGGCGCACGCATTACGGATCAAGGCCTCTCAATGAGAGTGCAGCGTGGTCAAATGCCAGATCAATCACTTAGGCCAAGCGTCCGAGGTGGTGTTTTCTATTTACCAGAAGGCGCGGCGCAGGCCAAGCACTATGGAACAGGCAAAACTGGATATGGCGGCCCTGAAAAAATTGCTGGAGAAACTGTTATTTCAAATCCTTTGTTTGTCAAAGGAGCAACAGGCGGCAAAGCTCCAGAGGCTGCATACGATTCCCTATTTGGCAAAGGCGCGTATGAAAAGATGAGGTCTGATGCGCTTAAATCTTATGGCGGGTACAACGCACGACCTTCAGACAAACTATCTGCTGTTGATAGTTTTTTAAGCAAATATGCACCTGAACTGCAAGACCAGGCCGAATATATTGTTCGGAACTCAAAACAAGGCAACCAACTTGCATACGCATTGCAAGAGGCTGCTGTTGGGTCAGCAGTTAGGTCTGCTGGACATGATGCAGTGCTTGGTTACAGCAAGGGAAAAAAGGGGCCGTTTATTTCCGAAATTTTTGATGTTCGTGAAATTAATTACCCTGACAAATTTGGGACGCCAACCACTATCTGGGATGAGTATTTGCCAAGAAGATAATTAGGCAGACCCAAAAAACGCAGCAACAAGCGGGTCACGTTTAACGACCCGTCTTTGTTGTCTGCGCTTGGCATCCTTGAATGCCTTGTCTTCAATCGTCATCTTTGCTCTGAACTCTTTGACCCGCTGCGTGCTGGTGCGCCCTGTTGGCGGTGGTGCTGGCACATCAACGCCAAAGCCCATCTTGTACATTGGCCGCCAGCGATAACTGTCACCAGCAGGCGACCAGGCTGCAATATGCACCAGCCCCTGCGCGTGCAACTCTTGCAGCCTGCGCTGGACCACACGGCGATTGGAAAACACGATCTCCATCAGTTCCCTGTCGCAGCGTGGCGTGCCATCGGCCAAGGCAATCAGCAGGCTTGGCAGCACGCGAGGCTTTAATCCTCCAGCCATTTTCTTGCCTCATCCTGTTTGACTTCCCACAGCGCCAAGTCCCTGCGCCTGGCACGCTCCAGCATCCCTCTGGCCACATAAGCCTTGGTGCGCAACTCTTGCGGGATGGCGTGGCCACTGCCCTCTGGGTCCAGCAAATCATCGAGCAAATCGATGGCCACATCCAACGCTGGCGTGATGCTCATTTCAGATCCTCCGCATCTTTGCGGTACAGCGGCCCAAAGTGCATCAGGCTTGGCAGCTTGAAGGCATCCATGGCGCCAGGTCGGCTGGCGTATGGCAGCAACTCCTTGCCATCGTATGTGCCAGCCATCTTGTTGATCATGGTGGGTGGGGTCTTAATAGATTGGTCGGCCATTTTTGAGGCAATTGATTTGGTATTGAAGATTCTGGACTTTGCGCCAGGCTTGGTCGCGGCCTTGCAGGTCGCTCGGGCAATTGCGTACAGCATGGGCTAGCAGGCTCATGGCAAGAGCCTGATCCAGTGCGTGCTGGAGTTGGGCTTCAAGTTCTGGCAGGTCGGCAATGGTGAGGTCTTTGACTCTCATATGTTGTAGTCCTTGCTGGCGCCTTCAATGCTGACGCGCCACACTAAAAAGTTGTGTTGCTTTGATCGCTCTTCCAGCCAAGCGGAAAACTCTTTAACAAGTACCTCTGTTGGCAGTGGAGTAAATGATGCGACCTTGGCAGAAAACTTAATGTCTTCTGTAACTGCGTGCACGCTACTCATGATGACAACCCGTAAAAGAGGCAAGCGGCCAAGCCAATGCCGATGGCGCAGGCCAATGCCACACTCAGTGCAGCGTCTGCACGGGCGTGCAGCTTGGCGGCTTTGACTTGGTAGTGCTGGTTTTC